AAGAGCCTTCAACCTGAGTTGGCTGCCAGCGGTTCTTGGCAATCTCCATGAAGTTTGCAGCGGCGCGAGCGCCGATGAATGCAACCTTCTCTTTGCCACCCCATGCGAAGATATTTTCAACCAAAGTACGGTCAAATTCTTTCTCCGTCATTACGTTTGCAGTAGCAAACGCTGAGGCACAATCGGTTACAGCAGTGATCTGAGAAGTTAGACCGCCAGTGTAGCGAGTTGGTTGAGATGTAGAGCCATTGCTTTCGTTACGAATGCCCCAGAACATAGCGCGTTCGATGTCGCTCATATGCAATTTCAAACCCTTCGTGATGACTTCTTGCTCTTTGTCACCAGTACGAAGTGCTGTGTTTTGAAGAGTACGAGATACAGATACAGCAGTCTTGAAGATTTGCGTGAAGTTGAAGTCCGTGGTCGCATCGAAGCTGACTGGAGTTGGGGAGTTCCCGCCTTCCTTGTCAGCAAAGCCGATAATAGCCAAGTTGGCATTGTCTGCGATCTGGTGGGTAGTGCCGCCAATGTTCCGTTCAACAGTCAAGCCTGTGCCTGAGCTGTCAGCGGTACACCGCATGACTTCGCCAGTATCCATGTTAGAAACAAGCGTGCCAATTACTGCGAACTGAACGTCTGTGTCTGCATCGATAACGATGGCGGTTGTAGATGTGGATGCGATTGCGCCATTGACCGTCATTGTACGGGCAGGCATCTCGTCGCGGAAGTGATGGAACTTAGGATCGTTAGTGCTTTCGGATGAGGTCATTGCAAGAAGTGCTTGCAAGGGTGCTGATCCATTTGGTTCTAACATTGCATAAAGTTCGCGATAATTTTCGGGGCGGAAATCAGTTGAAAACTCGCCTGTTCCCCGCAATCCAGCTATTGCTGTTGGCATGACAAACTCCTGTTGTCGGTGGGTTCAAAAAAAAGTGTCGGCAAGACGTGAAGCAAATGTTCTTAGAGTTGGACACCACGGCCTAGAGCATCGCGGGGTTTGGGTGCTTCGTGTCTCTCGACTTGCTTTCCTTTGCGGCGGTATACGAGGGCCGTGGCGCTCTGATCGCGGCGAGGTCTTCAAGTACTAAAGGCATAGTAAAAGGGGCGGGACTGTGTGTCGTCCTCGCCCCTTCCAGTGTTCGTAAATCACTTATGCTGCTTGACGTACATAATAATTATCGTAATGAATATTATCACTTCACCAAGTGAAACACCTTGAGATAATGCAGCTAAAAACGTCGCTATATTCATATCAAATCTCCTAACCGATTGGCGGGGTATTACTTGATGTTGTATTTCGAGCGACGGTTAAGCTCGCTATCCACCATGCCATCAAACATTGCAGCGTCCGGGGATGGAGCGGCAGATGGGCCGCCAGATGATGGAGTGCCGTCGATAGTGCCTGTGTATGCTTGTCGGCGTTTTGCCATGTCTTGCAGGCGTTCGAGTTCGCCGCCTTGTGAAGCGGCTTTGAAGTCACCAACGACGCTGTTAGTCAGTTGGGGGTCAACGAAGTCTTCCATGGTGTAGCCACGTTGGTAGGCGAACTCCATGAATGGCTCTTCCATCTCGTCTGGTAGGCCATGGGTAGCTTGAGCTTTGTTGAGGTTGTTGGCTGCCATTTGTTGGAAGGCACCGATATTAGCTTGGTCAGCTTGTTGAAGTTGTTGTTGGGCCAAGTCGCCTGTTTTTTGCTGACCTGACATAAGTTGTTCGACGGCTTGCATAAGCTTGGCGTTCTGGCTCTTGAGGCTTTCCATGTTTGTTGCTGCGTCTTTGTATCCGGGTGGAAGGGACACACCGTTTTGGTCTTCCCATTTGGTGAGACTGTCCACGAAGTCATCTGTTAGGGCTTGTTGTTGAGCACCCTTTTGTATGTCGATGGGAATGTTTTGACGGTTTGGTTGCCCACCTTCATTGAAGGTATTGTCTGATCCATCTGTCACTGGGTTCTTGGAAAATGCTGCTGAGGCGGCTGTCAAGAAATCAACGATCTGAGAGGGGTTCGCTTCCATTCCTTGAGCTTTCATGCCCTCTTGTATTTGGGATGCGAAGTCTAGGATTGGTTTGTTGTCAGCGTGTTTTTTGTTGAGATCGCCGTAGCGTTTAAATGTGCCTGCGATTTGGCTTTCGGTTAGGTGGCGGGTATCGTTTTCGCCAAAGTTGACTTTGAGCATTTCTATAGCTTCTTGTTGTGACTTATCACCCTCTGTGTTTGGTGATAGAGCAGCGTTGGCCGCTTCGGATGGGGTCACTGGCATTGGAGCTGGAGCTGGAGCTTGAGGTTGGGGGGCTGGTGCGCCCGGTACTGGCCCTAACTTTTGAGCGGAAGCTGCTGCGATTAATTCTTGGTCTTGGGGGTTCATTGCTGGTGGCATTTGATGTTCCTTTTTTCCCGGCCTTAGCGGGGATGGGTTTCGGCAGCCGTAGCGGCCTTTGCTTTTGCAGTTATCAAGAGGACAGCGTTGTCTGCTTGTTGTCTCAGCTTAGGTACGCTGGCAATCAGTTGTCGTCCTGCCCACATGCAGCCACGTTCGAAGTCAATGTTTTGGGGTGTCATTGGGCCGGGGGCTGAGAGGCGAAAAGCGGTTTCGACGATCTCATTTTGAAGATGAGATTGGATGATTTGCCAGCCAAGGGAGGCTTCGAGTTCAGTGAGCGCTTCTAAGGTTTTTTCAGGAGTGAGTTCTAGGTTCATTAGTGTTCCCTTACAGGTGGGTGTTTGCCATTGTGCATATTTTCAAGTTTCATAAGTCTACGTTGGTTGCTTTCAGCCAGGACTACTGTTCTCTCCATCTCTCGATGCTGAATTTCGAGTCGCGACGGCGCAAGAATATCGGATAAAACGGCAGTCTTCTGCGAATTTAGGTCAATCATATTCTCTTGATGGTCCGTTCGTTGATCTAATTTTCGCAAGCGAGATTCGTAGTCTTTACGTAACTCATTGAAGCGTTCTTCAATCACCATTATTTTTTGCTTTACGATCACACTGCTGGTAACGATTGCGACCAAAACGGACGCAAGGGACAAAAGTAATTTTACGTCAATTGACCCGTTCATAAATTAACCTTTCTTGTACTCTCGCCAAGTGATCGCCAATCTTATAACAGCGCCGATCACACCAATCACTACGATCACAGTAACCCCAATAGATTGCACATATTGCATCCAAATCGGTGATGCGAGTGCTGTTGCTGCTATACTGCCATCCATTGAAATTTTTAATTTGTCAGGCATTAAGGCTACTCCGGTTTTGTCGGCCATGTTGGGTTTAACGGATCAGAAGTGTTGGCTGGTAGATCGCGCAGAGCTTGGCGATAAGCTGTCTGTGCATCAGTCATCGTTTGATCAGATGCGCCCCACCAATCGGTTGCGGCTAAAAGATTGTCACGCTTTAGGCGTATCTCAGCCATCGTTCTCGCATCTGCACCGTCTGCATAAGCTTGGCGTGCGGCGTCGTAGTGAGCAATTTCTGCGTCAGATTTTTGAACAAGTACTGCACCTTCTGGTCGTACAGATAGTTTTGTGTTTGCCATTGTTTTGCTCCTTAGAGGGCTGTTGGGATATCAAGTCGATACTCGCCAGAGCCAGTTGAAAATGTAACTTTGAAAGCATTTGTTACGTCTTTACCCCCATTATAATTCGCAAAGATCGTACTCAGAGACTTATTGTTGTCGGCAAACGAAACGGATTTGACGGCGGTGAATACGTTTGTCGTTGCCGCACCAGCAATGATAATTTCTCTGTACTCGCTTTTATCTCCGAAGTAGATACTGCTTGCGTTGTTGTCTTGATAAACATTAGGTGTCGCAGTAGCGGAAGCTTGAGAGGTTCGATTGAACATGTAAACATTTCCAGTTTCATAAGTCGTGCCATTATCTTTACTAAGAAATCCTGTCGCCGTTCCCGGTGCAGTGCTGAAGAAAAGCAATATTCGGCAAACATTTGGCAAGCTTGTAAATTCGATTTCAGTGGCGTTTGTGAACGAACCTTTTGAAGAGTTTGACCAAGAATTGCCACCTGCGGCGGGGGTTTGAAAAGTTGGAGCAGCACCAGCGCCGTTACTTGTCAGCACTTCAGCAGCCGAGCCAGTTGAAACATAGGCTGGCGCACCTACGGAATTAAACGAAATCAGATTTCCATCTAAACCATGAGCCATTTTATTAAGAGTAATAGAGTTGTCTTGAAGTTTATCTGTGGTGACCGCATTGTTTTGCAGCTTTACAGCAGAAATGCTGCCATCGGCAGGGGTGTTTACTGTACCGGATTTCGTCATCGGGCGTATCACGACGTTGTCAGTACCGCTTGCTGGTGCAGCAGAAAACGTGATGTAATTAGATGCTGTGCTACCGCCACTACTGTCTGTAAGTGTGATGTCGGCGGGGTCGATGATAGCGTTTGAAACAGACACTATCATCATGTTCACAGAAGCTACTGGATTATCCAGCGGCCCGAAGGTAACAGCAGAAGCGTCACCAGATTTTAGCTGTACTGGGTAGTCAGAATAAACTGGGCCACCTGCTAGAAAACTTGTCATGTGTTTAACTCCATTGCAGCCATGTTCCGTGGATTTTCTGTTCTTTGATATTAAGAGTTGTGAGGCGATACTTCAGCGAAGTACCTGTTCGTGCGCTTACATTTACAGTCCCCGCGAGGATGTTTACGCCTGTGCTAAATTCACCAAGATCGCTTAACGTGACAGCATCGAATGTTGTTCCTCCGTCGATAGAAACTTCAGCGGTGAAATCCGTACCAAGTGCTACTGCATCTACTGGTTGGTGTAGAAGGACAAGTCGCGCTGTACTTGGTTCAGATTCGGCAGTGAAAGCGTTTGAAATAATTGTCATATTTACGGGAGCCAGAGCCGCATACATTTCGATTGAATTCCACGTCATGTTTGCGTGACCGTTCGTTTGAGTGAAATTATTTCTGTAGTATCGGTAGTTTGTTGAGTTGCTGACGTTGTAGACTTTTAGCTCACCACCACCAAAACTTTGGTTTGCTTGTGTGTCGATGATTGTCCAAGTCGAGTTATCATTTGATCCTTGAAACGTCCAAGCTCGCGGGGCTGAACTTGTGTAGTCGTTTCTCGCTCCGATTTTGTATTGCTTAATTACTTTACCGTTCCCGCTTCCGAAGTCGTACTGTACGAACCCGTATGGCGAACCAAACGCACCAATGCTGTACGCTCGGTCATAGAAAATATAAGCTCCAGCCCCACCTCCGGTTTGTGAAACAACACCAGACGGCTCAGTATCTGATGTCATGGCAGGAATAGCATTGACTGTGCTTGTACCAGCGTTAGCGTTTGTGTAAAAATCGCCTGATGTGTCGTACACTTCATTTAATGAAGAGCTTGTATCAATTCCTGTTTCGTCAGAAAACTCGTCTGCGATAGCATTTATTGTTTGATGATACGCTGCACCAGCATCTATGACACGGCGAAGCTCGGTAACTGCCATGCGATTATGTATTGCCGCATCTGCTGTTTGCAGTGCCGTTAGATCGGTTGCTGGTGCGTTACCCAAAAATGCTACTGGGAAATTTACTAAGGCCATTTATTTTCCTCCCACAGGCTTATTTGATGTCGGTGTTTGCCCCGGCAATATTACTTTTACAGCCATTTTTATTCTCCTAACTCGGGAAAGGCGGCTTCATTATTTGCAGCGAAGGTTGCCGGGTAGTCGCGAAGCGCAGCTCGGTAAGCTGTCATTGCTGATGACATGGTGACATCACTATTTCCGTGCCAATCGCTTTCGCGTAAGGCGGAATCCCGTTTGTCTCTAATGTCAGATAGTGTTTGCACGGCTTCACTTTCAACGTCTACCGTGATCACGTTGGTGTCTGAATTATAAAGCCAGTAACGATAGTTACCACCGGGGTTGTTTGCCACAACACCACCAAATTTTGCGACATGATCTATCGCTGGTTGTTCGTCACTAAAGTCTTGCATAGTTTCAATCTTGCTGTTTTTAAAACGAACGATTGCTATATATTTTTTCATTATCTTCTCCTTTCCCTACTGCCACATAACGCTTAGTAAACCTTCGCCAACATCAAAATTAGCTGTCCCAGATTCAGTAGTGACGCGCAGTTGAGATATTGGCCCCGGCAAAGATCGTAGCAGCCCCGATCCCACAGTTATACCGGAGCTGCCTCCCATGTGCGTTTGGTGTGTACAACTCCACGTATTTGTTGCTACGTCTGCCAGATGGAACATCATCGATCCCTGATGTTGATCATATGCAAGAAAGGATTTCATGACGAATCCATCATTAACTGCCCCAGCGAAACCTGTGATAGCACCACTCTTTATGTTTGCAGAACTACTTTGATAGTTAGTTAGATGTATACCTGCATCCGTTCCTAAATTTATTAAGAAGTTTGAACTGGTACTCATCGATACATTAAGAAAGTTTAGAACAACTAATTTTGCGTTATTGTCTATGCCTGTTAAATCAACAGATGTACCGGAAGTCGCTGCCGTAGTAGTTCCGTGAGTAAAGCCAATGGCGGTGCTGCGTGGAACCCAAATTGCGCTGTGATATTCGATGATATCAGATGCAACTTTTGT